CACGGCCTCTGGCCCGATGGCCGCTGCACCTGCGGCCGGAAGGATCACGCTATCGGCAAGTCCGGCGAACGCAACTGCGGTAAGCATCCAGTTGGTGACGACTGGGCCAGCAACGTCGCCACCACAGAGGATCAGGTTCTGGAATGGTTGGAGGATGGCATCCCGTTCAATGTCGGATGCCTTCTCGGCCCCAAGGGCGGGATGATCGACAGCGAAGACGATGACGAGTCGGCCAAGAAGTTCCGCAAGTCGATCGGGATGGATGACCTTGAGACGCCGACGTGGACGAGCGGCAAGTCGACGCATCAACTCACTATGTGGGACGACTGCCTTTCTGAGTGCAAGGGGACGGCGACGCCCGGCGGCCTCGAGGTTCGCATGGGGGCCGGGAATGCGTCGATCCAGAGCGTCCTGCCGCCGTCGTGGCACCGCACTGGCGTCCAGTACGCCTGGAAGCCGGGGTACTCGCTGGACGATGTCGACATCGCCCAGACGCCGAAGGCTCTTCTCGTGGCCCTCTCCAATGGAGCCGGCCATTCGATTGGCAGGCCGGATGAGAAGCCGGCGTCGATGATGCTCTTTGGAGAGATACCAGACGGGCAGCGGCACAGAGCCATCCTCCGCTGGTCGTGGTTCAAGATCGTGAACCAACTGAGGCCGCTTGACCGCGTGAACCAAGACATCACGGTGCGAGAGATACTGCTCCTCAACAAGCACAACTGTAAACCTCCCGCCGATGAGAATGACGTTCGCGCTATCGTCTCGGACTGCTACGAGCACTACCGAAGGAAGAAGGAGGGCGGCTGGGTTCCGGGTGCGAACGATGCCGAGGAGTGCGTCGCCGAGGCGGAGATCAACAAGATCACTGCGCCGGACAGAGGCACGAAGCCTCCACCTGGGAGCGGTTTTGAACTGTACGGCCTCAAGAAGGTGACCGTCGGCAAGACGGGCGCCTACGAGCCGGGGAACTGGCGGATCGAAATGATTCACTCCGACCCGCCGGAGATCGTCCTGGTCGTCCCCGCTTGGGATAAGACGCCGTGCAAGGGTCGGATTCAGATGTCGTTTGATACGTTCCGGTCGGCATCGAAAACCGCCGCGGCTGTGTTCGTCGCCACGCGGACATACATCCTCGACGGCGACGCTGGTCGCTGGCAGAAAATCTGGAAGGGGCACGACGCCAGCAAGGCGAACAACTACCAGAGCGTTCCAGGTCATGGAACTGCTTATGACAGAAAAGAAGCAGCATGACGACATTGAGGTCGGTACGTCGAGCCTCCGCTACGCCCAGTTGTCGAGCTACGTCCTTCAGGTGTTCAAAAAGGCCACGCAGCCGCGGGATGAGGAGAAGCCGGAGCCGAACGAATCGGGCCGACCATGCTGGGTGACACCGGACGAACTCTGGTTCCAGTGGTCAAAAATCTGGGAGGACATCGGCAGGCAGCACGACATCGTGCCAGGGGAGCGAAACCGGATTCGGGCGAAACTCCTCGACATCGTCGGCCAGAAGGATTTCGACCACCGAAGGCACCGATTCTCCAGCGGACGGCTGGAGTATGTGGTCTTCACGAAAGAGTGGGTTGCCGCCCTGGAAGTGCTCGCGGCAGGCGAGGATGAAAATTGGACAGTAAAGGGGGATGCCGAGGGGGGTAGTGCGTTTACCCCAAATCACTCACCGTCCACCGTCACTAGCACTCAACTCGTTGCAATCACATGACTTAGGGTGGACGGTTCACTTTTCGGACTGACCGTCCGGCCGTCCAAAAACTACAAAAGGAGATAAAAATGCAGGCTGCAAGGGCTATCGGCGGGGCTGGGACGGGGAAGACGAGGCAGGCGATTGAGATTTTGCAGAAGGCGATGGATAGGCCGGAGGTTGCCGGCAACCCGTTCGTCTTGGGGTTCTCGTCGTTTACGCGGGGTGCGAGGACTACGGCGGCTGCGAGGGCTGCGGAGGCGTGGGGGGTGCCGCAGGCAGACCTCGAGCGGCACGGATGGTTCAAGACGGCCCACAGCGTCGCCTACAAGGCCCTTGGGGTCTCCAAGGGTGAAATCATTGGCAGTAGCCGGGATGACGACAAATGGATCAGCGAGGCCCTTGGGAGCGATGTCTCGTACCAGCTCTCTGAGGACGAGGGCGTGAGCGTCTACACGGGCGACCCCGTGGCGGCTGCTTCTCTGAACTACTGGTCGCTGGCCCGCAGCCTGGTCGTGCCGGTGCGGCAGGTGGTCGAGGCCGACCAAGACCCGGAGGCTCCCTCGGCCGGCGAGGTGATCAAGCGGATCGAGATGTACGAGCAGGCGAAGAGGTTCGACGCCCGCATGGACTTCACGGATATGCTCTCCCGGTTCGTCGGCGTCCGGTTTGACCCCGAAGACGGCCCGGTTCACGTCGATCCCGACGGGCTCGTGCCGCAGGAGGTCGTCGGCTGGATTTTCGACGAGGCCCAGGATGCCAGCAAACTGCTCGACATGGCCTGCCGACGGCTCGTCACGGGAGCCTCGGTCAAATGGGCGTGGCTGCTCGGCGACCCGTTCCAGGTTCTCTACAGTTGGGCAGGGGCGTCCAGTTCGCATTTCATGAGTTGGGATGTCGCCAAGCAGAGCGTGATGCCGAAGTCGTACCGCTGCGCCGCACCGATCCTCGCCCTCGGAGAGGCGTGTCTCAAGCGGCTGGGCGATTCCTACTGGGATCGCGGCATCGCACCAGCGGACCACGAAGGGGATGTCGAAGAGAGCGACAACTTCGAGGATGACCTGTCTGACTTGTCACCGGCTGACGAGACTCTGGTGCTCGCTAGGACGAACAGGCACGTCAGCCGGATCGCCGCGATCCTCGACGACATCGGCGTCCCGTTCCGCAAGATCAAGGCCCGCGACGGCTCCTATGCCCGCGACGCCGGCATGGGCGGTTTGTGGCGGCTCCAGCGTGGCGAGGCGATCGGCTCGGAGGCGTGGACAGCCGTGCTTGATATGCTACCAAGCAAGACAGTAGACGGCCGGACGTGGCTGGAACGGGGCAGCAAAAGCAAGTGGTCTAAAGGCGTCAGCGAGCATTTCGACCGGATATACCCGGAGGATTTGCCGCTGCTGGGGGCGACGGAGCACCTACGGCAGGCGATAGCGGACGGATCGTGGTCTGGCCTCCCCGACGGCGGCACGAAGTGGTATGCGGCTGCAAAGCAGTGGGGCGTCGACATTGTCAGCGACCCAAAGATTCGCATCGGCACGGTTCACTCCGCGAAGGGCATGGAGGCCGATAAGGTCGTCCTGCTGACCAGCGTCGGCCGCCGGATTCGCGCCAGCGAGGAAAACGACGAGGAGCGACACAACGAGGAACGGCGGATCGAATATGTCGCCGTCACTCGTGCCCGAAAGAAGTTGATTGTGGCCCACGACCCCAGAGAAAAGTACCGCATGGAGATGCCGATATGAGCACGCTTTTCGACATTACGCCGAACGAACCGACCAAAAAGCGTAGCGCGCGCGCAAAGGTCGTCGCGACCATTACCCCTGTTGAGACCCCCAAAAAAGAGCCTTCTTATATAGGGAATTCACCCGCCAAGGCGATTAAGGCTCTGGGCCGGCTCGACCACACCCACGAGTGCGCCGACTCGATGTGCCGAGGCTCTGCCCATGACATCCTCTACGAGGCCCACGGCGACTGGCTGATCCAGTGCTGCTTCTGCAACACGGCCCAGTGGGTACCCGTGATTGCCGGCCATCTCAAGCCGAAGGACGAGGAATTCATATTCCGCGACGGCCGGTTTTCTGGGATGTCCATCGAGGAGGCTGTCGAACAGCCGCGGGGGCGGGAATACGTCGAATGGGCGGCAGCCTCGCACAAGCGGCCGGCGGTGCAGGCAGCCTGCAAAACTTGGCTTGCACGATTTGCTCCCGCCGTATAAGGTACGCAACACGATAACCAAGGCGAAGGACCGCCGGAATGAATACATCGCTGAAAGAAAACCTCGGGCATCGCGGCGGGACTTCCGTCCGTGCCCCTGACCCGACGCCGATAGCGATACGGATCGCCTGCAAGAAACTGCAAAAGCGCTGGAGCGACGACGAGCGTCACCAGCGGGGCCGGTTTTATCAAGTTAAGTGAAAGGACTCACTCATGCTGGTGCTAACACGGAAGCCTGGACAGAGCATCAAGATCGGCCACGACATCGAGATCATGGTCACTCGGGTGGCCGAGGGTCGAGTCCGACTGTCGGTCGTCGCGCCGCCCGATACGAAGATCATGCGAACGGAGCTGCTTGAGCCGTCGCAGGGGGTGAAGTCGTGAACGACGCACTCAACACAGCGACGCTGCTCGTGTTCGTCGGGGCGGCGTTTTACTTCAGCCTTATCCCGTACATGACGAGGGACGACGAATGATCGCGGCCAGTCGTTCTGGTTCCGTTAGCGTGGCGATCATCACGAGCGTCTCGGAAAACATCCGCGAAGTGGCAACCCTGACGCTGCCAAACAAGCTGGAATATTGCCTGCGCCACGGGTACTCGATGATCGCAGACAATCTCCCCTACGAGGCGGCTGTGAGCCGCACAGACCTTCTGTGCCACTACCTCGACAGGTTTGAACTCATCTGGACAATCGACGCCGACACGCTCATTACGAACATGGCCGTGCCGATTGAGTCTCTCGGCTGCCTCGGGCCAAACGTCACAGTGTGCGAAGAGGGGATAGTCGACTGGAACCGGGTCAACTGCGGCTCGATGGTGTGGAAGAACACGTTCAAAACAAGGCAACTCGCGAAATACCTTTCGGAGACCGTGGAGCAGTGGCGTTCGCTTCCTTGCTTGTGGCAGTCGTTTCTGGGTGACAATGCCGCCGCTTGGGGCGACGTTCTGACGGTTGCACCGTTGCGGTCGTTCAATTCGTGTGTCTGGAATCGGCCTGCAAACTCACGCGACGAAATAGGTGGGCACTGGCAGACCGGCGATCTTGTCTACCACCCGTGCGGTGTGTTCCCGCGAGAGGAAAAACTCCGCTGGCTCTCCAACGCCCTCGGCGAGGTGCAGAGATGATCGAAGCCATCGCATCACACCGCGCGGCCCTGCACGAGGGACACTCCTCGAGCAGGCCGCTGTCCGATGGCTACGAGTCTGTCGGCCTGCATGGTGAGTTTGCTTTCGGCGAGTTCTGTGGAGTGATGCCGGATATTTCCGACCGGCCGTCGGGAGACGCGGGCGTCGATTTCGTCGTCCCGATGTTGTTCACGGTCGACGTGAAGACCGCCCGAAAAGCAAACAACCTGATCCACGAGGTAGGCAAGCCACTCGCCGACATCTACGTCCTCGCAGAGTTCGTCGAGAACAAGGCGACTCTGGTCGGCTGGGAATGGGGTTCCAAGTTGGCGACGGCCCCCGTCAGGGACTTTGGCTACGGCGTACAGAGCCACTACATCGCCCGCGAGCGACTGAAGCCACTGGCCGAACTGGCTCGTCGCCTATGGAGGGTCCGATGAAATCCCTCGTCACACTCGCCGCCCTCTCGGCATCGGCTCTCGCCGGCACAACGGACGACCGTATACCGGATTCGGCATACGTCGACTATGCGGTGAATTTCGCCCCATTCGCCGCACGGATCACGGTGCTGGACGCGAAGGGCAAAATCTCCAAGGGGACATCCACGCCGATCGCCGACCATTGGGCGCTGACCGCGGGCCACGTCGTCGAGGGTGGCGTCTCGGCGACGATCACCAGCGGCGCGAATGACTTCTCATCGACCGACATCGTGATCCACGATCAATTTGACGGCGACCGCCTCGGGTACAACGACATCGCCCTGGTGCGTGTCAGCAAGCCCTTCGGGCTGAAGCATTACCCGCCGTTAGGTACAGAGCAGGACACGGCACCAGGTGATCTGGTGACCCTCGCCGGCTACGGGTTCCACGGGCCAATGTCTACGGGCTACACGTCCACCGACGGCCGCCTGCGGGCCGGGACGAACCGCGTCGAGCGGTTTGAGAGGACGGTGATCATCTGCACGGCCGGTGGGAAATCCCCACTTGAGTTCTGTATCAGCCCCGGCGACTCCGGCGGGCCGATGTTTACGGCGGGTGCGGATGGCCGGCTCGTCGGGATCGCCAGTTTCACGATGGCTGACCACCCGCCGCTGCGGAGTCGTCGTGGCGAGGAGTCGGCGCATACTCGCGTCGGATTGTTTCGCGAGTGGATACGGAAGGTGACGGAGTGATCTGCCAAATAACCCCCGTCTACCTGTGCGAACCAGACACGCTCTCCGCGATCGCCGCGTCGTTCACGAAGCCGGGCAGCGACTTCAATAAGAAGCTGACCTCGGGCCAGCCGCTCGGCGTCTACGACGGCTTGATCGCGGTCGTCCGCAGCCGCACGGAAATCCTCGGCTGGGCGAGAAGCGAGACCTGGCAGCGGTGGGACACCCTCGAGTCCTTTGTCTCGCCGTCCCATCGGGGCCGCGGCATCGCCGCATTCGCCGCCAGCGGCTTGCGGTCGACATACAACCACACGGCAGAAGTCGCCGTCTTCCACCCGCACATGCTTCTGGTTGCCAAGCGGGCAGGCTTCAGGCCCATCCTGTTTCATAAGGAGGGTGACCAGTGGTCGAAAGTTCAATGACTGCGGAGGAGCGTGCCGACATCCTGTCCAGACTGATGGCGATGCAGCACGCACTGCGGACAGTCTGCGAGTCAGCCGAAGCCTACGCGCGAGTGGCGGCAGCCGCCGACGGCAACGGGCTGGCGTTCGCGACTCTGATGATGAAGGAAGCCATCTCAGGCTTCTCGATGGAACTCAACAAATTCGTCTTAGGGATGCTCGATGATGACAAATCTTGAGCTCCAAGCAGAGGTTCATCGTCTGGGCGCGAAAGCGTCTGAGTACGAAGCACTCTACCTGCGCGCACGGGAAGCCAGCCGCGGCCATCAGGTCGGCCTGGAGCGGGTGCTTCGCCGGCTGCGGCGAGTCGAGAGCGAACTTGCGTTTGAGCGAGCGGATCGGAAGTCCCAACTTGGCCGGCTCTGGGGCGAAAATGCCTCGCTGCGGAAAAAGGTCGAGCGGTTGAGCCTGCAACTGATGTCCTACTGGTCACAAGAATAGGAGCGAAAAGAGTGGCGAAGTACCGCGCGTGCAAGATGGTCGACGGGAACGGCAAAGTCTGGTGGCAGGTTGCCAAGCTGGTCTGGTGGCTTTTCTGGGAGTGGGATAGGGACTGGGAACTCAACAAGTTCGACAACGAGGCCGACGCCCTGACTCGCGTCGAGGAACTCGAGCGGGCCGACAAGGCCAAGGTCGTGCGTCTCGCGGAGGTCGTGAAGCCAGCGGTTGTCGAGGTAGAGATACCGATCGAAATCCACCAACTCTACGCCTTGCCGGAGCCAAAGGCACCGCCCAAGAAAAAGCCACGGAAGACCCGTTGACTCCTAGACTACTGGACACGATACTGCCGCCAACAAGGAGGTTCCCAATGAAACATAATCCATCGGTAAATGCGGCCCAACTGTTCTCTCTCTGGCACTCGGGGCTCGAAAACGGCGAAGTGGCAGCGGCACTCTCGATCAGCCGCTACCAACTCTACGATCTGGGCCGCCGCTACGGACTCAAGCCCAGAACTCACATCCAGAGTGCCAAGGCTCGCATCACGCGGCCGGAGCCCGTGATTACGGACGAGGAGTTTGAGACGAGGAAGGCCGAAGTGCAGGCTCTGTGGAGCGACGAGGAGCGGGAAAAGCGTCGCGTCGGCCCGACGGCCAGGAAGTGGCATCTGCCCTCATACGCCTACGACGGTCGCGTCTGTGCTTTTCAGCCAACCGGGCTGGACTGATTTAGTACAGGCCCAGATAATCTATGGATGAAGCCTCCGCTCGAAAAGACGATCGTCAACAACGTGATGGCTGTCGCCAGGTCGATGGGCTATTGGGTGATGAAGAACCACTGCAGCCAGTTTTCCGTTGCCGGCCTGCCGGATGTTTTGTGCGTGAAGGAGGGCCGTGCGGTCTGGCTCGAGGCGAAGCGGCCAGGCGAGGAGCCGACGAGGATACAAGAGCACCGGATGCGTGAGTTGATCGGGCACGGATGCCCGGTGGCCGTCGTGCGGTCTGCCGGCGATGCCAAGGCTTTTCTGGAGGGGCTGTCGTGAAGATGAACGAATTCTGCCTGACGCTCGACGACTCGCACCCGATGACCACATGGCGGGGGCACATCCAGATGCTTGCCTACGCCGCGAGAAACTGCCGCACGATCCTTGAACTGGGCAGCCACCAGGGTTTCTCGGCGGCTGCGATGGCGATTGCGGTCCCGGAGGCGAGGATCGTCAGCGTCGATCTCTGTGACACGATTCCGCAGGAGCAGCGGGTCGAGTATTGGAAGAGCCTCGGGATCACAAACATCTACCCGGTCAAGGACGACGCCGCAGCGTATCTCGCCAGGTGCCTGCGGTCTGGCGAGGAGTTCGATCTCGTCTTCCATGACGCTGTTCACGGCGACGCCGCCGCCGACGAGTACATGGCCTGCTCTCAGATTGCGACAACGCTTGCCATACACGATTGGGAGCGACTTGGCAGCGAGTACCAGGACGATCTGATCAACCGCTACCGAAACTGGGAAGCAACCAGCGACGCGAGGGGGCGGCACATGTTCTTGGGGTGGAACGACTGACTTTTTATCGGAGGGCATTGTGGAAGAATCTTGGCTGGTCGAGCACATTGTTCGTGCTTCTGAGTCGTGTGATATTGCAATCGATATTGGTGCAAACACTGGCGACGTATCTCGTCTGCTTGCGGAGCGGTTTCGCGCAGTTCTTGCCGTCGAGCCAGACCCGCGTGCATTTGCGGAACTCTGCGGTTCCGTTCCGAAAAACGTCTACTGTCACAACGCAGCCGCGACCAGGAAGAACGGAGCCGTAACGCTCCATATGCGGCCTGAGTCGGTGCAGTCTTCCCTGCTTTATGAACACCCGATCGGCGCTGCTGACCAAGCCGATGCGCCGGTTGTCGAATCCGTGGGGGCAAACGGAGAGACGCTTGACTTCCTGCTGTTCGTCGCTAGGCAGAGATTCGGTGATTTTGGCCGTGTGTTCATCAAGGTAGACGTTGAGGGCGCAGAAGGCGACGTGATCGGTGGCGCCACTGATCAAGCGTTCTCAGACGCGGCGTGGCTCATTGAGGTGCATGACAGGGAAGTTGAGGTTGGCCTGGAATTGCAGCGTCTAGAGTACGACGGAATCACAATTACTCCGCACCCGATGCCAGGTGCGCATAAGAAGCACTTCTGGATATACGCGGAGCCCACCGAATGAGAGACCTGTTAATGACTGGCTGGCGTGGGACTGAGTTTGCGAGGTATGCCTCGCACACGCTGCCGCTCATGGACGCCTACGCGAAGAAGCATGGCATGGAATGTTTCTGCATGAACCTTGCCAACATCGCGGCGCCGCCATCGTGGATGAAGTTGCCGAACATCGGCGCGGCCCTCCGCGAGCACGAGCGTGTGCTCTGGCTCGACGCCGATGTCGTTGTCCACGACTCAACGCAGAACATCTTTGATGCCGTCGAGGCCGGCGCGTGGCAGGCCGTTGTCGAGCACGAGACTGAGTGCGGCGTTGTTCCGAACTGCGGCGTCTGGGTCGTGACTCGCGAGATGATCCCGTGGCTCGACTTCGCATGGAGCAATATGCTCGAGGTCTACGAAGAGCACCCCTGGTGGGAGCAGGCGGCCATCATGGAAATGATGGGGTACAGGCTCGCGATGACCAGCGGCACCCCGCACGCCACATTGGGAGAGGCCACAGAACTACTCCAGCGGACGCAGTTCCTGCCGGCCAAGTGGAACGACCACCCCGCCGACGCCCGCCGCGTAGATAAGCCGGCGTTCTTCAACGTCACGCAGTACGCCGACCGGCTTGATGCCATACGGAGGCTCTGTGCAACGGCGACCTGAAGGCGTCTGGCCCATCGATGTCGACTACGTCGATCTCTACGGCCGGACAACTGCCGTCGGCAAGGAAGCCGCGCAGCATGGGGACGCCGTAATCGTCGGCATCGCTAGGAACGCGATGCCGTATCTTGCGAACACGCTTGAGTGCGTTGAGGAAGTCGTGCCCCAGTTCCGATCCTGCAAGATGTTCGTCTACCAGAACGATTCGACGGACGACACTGCGGAATACCTTGACGAGTTCGCGTCCACGCACGACTGGCTGACCGTTCAGCACGATACCCTCGGCGGCGAGGATGCCCGCGGCTTTCAGCCGGAGCGGACGGTGCGTCTGGCGAAGTGCAGAAACGTCTGCCTCGAGTGGGTTCGTAAGAACGCCCCGACGGCTCATTGGGTGATTGTGCTCGACCTCGACCCCCACGGCGGCTTCTCGCCCGACGGCATCTTCAACTCGGTTGGCTGGCTGGCAAAGAAGGCCACGCAGCCGTGCGTTCGCCGGCCCGCCGGCATGGCGAGTTTCAGCCTGTGGGTGGAGGAGCAAGACGGCGGCAAGTCGCCCCCGCGGATCGCCCAGTACGACTCGTGGGCGGCGAGACCGAATTGGTGGCGGGATCGTCGCGAGGAGATCGGGTTCGCCTGGTTCTCGATGCTGCTCTTCCCCGTCGGCTCCCCGCCGGTCGCGATGAACTCTGCATTCGGCGGTCTGGCTGTCTACATGGCCGAAGCGTTCACCGCCCCCGGCGTTGCCTATGAGGGTGGGGACTGCGAACACGTCGCCCTGCACCGCTCGATGCAGGAGGCGGGCTACCAGCTCTATCTCAACCCCGGCTCTCGCTACATAGCACACTGGCAATGACCCCACGGCGACTCACCGAAGATGAGATCGCAAGGAATAAGCGACGGGCAAACGAGAAGCGAAAACTTCATCGGCTGTGGGCCGGCGACTCGACGTTCGCCGAAATCTGCGAAGAGATGGGCATGAGTCAGTTCGCCGTGACGGCGTTTGCCTCGAGCCTGGGCCTGGGTGCTCGAGCGGAGCCGGAGTTCTATCTGCCTTCACCGGAGACGATTCGTCTAGAGACGGCGAGGATCAGAAGCGGCTGGTCGCAGGCGGAGCGGGAAGCCCGTCTTGAGGGCGGCAGAAATGCTAAACTAAATGAGCCTACAGGACACGACAACACTTGACGGCCGAGATGCGCCTGATCATCGGAACCAAGGAGGCGCGGTTGCTCTTGAAGAAGGGCGACGACGTGCTTGAGGACGAACTATGGACGTTCGGCCGTAAGGTCGGTGCGTCTGAGGCCGCAGAGATCGTGCGGGTCTGTTTTGACGATGCCTTCGATTTAATGCAGTGGACGGTGCATGGCGATTCGTGACAGTCACATTGAGCAGCGCGACTTCGACCGGCGTATCGGAGATGACACGCCGCCGCTGATGTCGCGGGTGCCGGAACCGCCGCCTAGCCATTGGGGAAAACTTACTAGCCGAGGCCGCACGGCCTCGCCAGCGTATTTGAAGTTCCTGTTCGACCAGCGGCACAAGGAGGTGCGTGATGGAAAATGAAGACGAACTGTACGGGGCCGGGATGCCCATCTTCGAGAAACTCAAACTGCTCGCCGAGTGGGCGCCGCTGCTCGGGAGACTCCAGTCCGTTATGGACGCCCAGACGCCGCACGAGCAGTCGGTGGCGGTCGTGAAGGCTCTCCAGTGGGCCGCCGGCAAGAGCGGCACCTCGATGGACGATGAGGCACTGTTTCACCTGGAGGCCGTGCTCAAGTCGCCTGAAGGCTCTGCGTTCTTCAAGTGGGTCGTGGCTAAGGTTCAGGGGGCATAATGACGACCTACGCACAGGCCGCCGCCGCCATCCTGGCTGTGTGCGTTGCCCTCTGGCCGCAAATGAAAGAAGTCGCTGCTTGGCTGGCTGCTAGGCAACCATCGCTCCCTAGCCTGCCGACAGTCGTTAAGCCGTCTGCCGTTCACCCGACCTACGCGGAGGTCATGGCTGACCTTCAGAACGTCCGGCTGCGGCTGATTCGGACGGGCTGCTTTGCGGACGACCAGCGTGCGGCGATCGACGTTCTGACGCTTGCCCTGGTGGACGGGAGCGACAAGTGAAAATCCCAGCGAGGTATATCTTGGCCGTTATGATCCTCGCGTTCGCCTGGAAAGGGAGCGAACTCACCGTACTCTGGCCCCCGGCCCCGCTTGCCCAGATCGACACGCCGAAGCCGGATGCTCGGCTGCTCGCGTGGGCAGAGCCGCTGCGGCCGATCCTCCCGAAGATGCTTCCCAAGGATCGGATGTATCTCGCCAATCTCTACGACGCGATGGCGTTCGTCCTGCTCCGCGACGGTGACCGGGAGAAGCCGATCGTCGGCACGACTGAGCAATTTGCCAACTTCCACGCGGGGTCGTTGAAACTCGCGATCGACAAGGCATCGGTCGGCAAGTACGACGGGCTGGCGGAGGCGATTGATCTGGTCTACGTCAGCGCCCTCGGGGCCGACATCCGCGCCATTGACAAGGATTCTCGCGTCAAACTCGTCGCTGCCTGCGGCGTCCTCTCCTGGTCATTCGGGATGGGGCGCGATGAGTGAATTCAATCCGCTGGCAGCATACGACACCGGCTTGCAGGGTTGCATTCGCGACCCACGGGCCGATGAGATGTGCGCGGACTCTATCCTTCGCCACGGCGGCAACCCCGACGGCGGCGAGATCGCCCACGAGTGGGAATTCGCTGACGCCGGCAAAGGCAAACTGGTCACCATGTGGGAACACGTCATGCGGACGTGGCCCAACTGCTGGCCTGGCCCACCGCAAGACTGGGGTGACTGCGTCGGGTGGGGAGTAACTCGAGCCGCGCTGATGTCGTGGACTTGCGAACTCTTGGACGGCAAGCCCGACGAGGTGAGCGGCATCGTCGAGGGGAAGCCCGACTTGACGCAGGAAGCGATTGAAAATTGCGTGATCTCGTGTGAGTCCGCGTTTTGGTGGAGAGGACGATCCGGGGATGGCTGGAGTTGCTCGAGTGCAGTGCAAGCGATCACCACCGACGCTGGCGTCTGGCTGCGGCAGCCGTACCCGGAGTTCAAGTTCGACCTGACGAAGTATTCGCTCAAGAACAGCCAGCTCTACGGCGCTCGCCAGCCCCCGGACCCCATCCGCGACGCCGGCCGCGAGCACCTCGTTCGCACTGCGACATTCTTGAAGAGCCGCGAACAGATCAGAGATTTCCTCTACGCCGGTTACGGCGTTTTCTTCTGTTCGGGACTTTCGTGGTCTGACAAACGGGATGAGAACGGATTTTCGCCGACTACCCGTGGAGGGTGGGCACACAGCCAGGCTGCCTGCGGATGGGACGACCGGCCGGAGACCATCAAAATCTACGGCGAGCCGCTCTGCTGCATTATCAACTCGTGGGGGAAATGGAATGGCGGTTCGCGCAAGGTTCTCGGCACGAGCCTAGAGATTCCTCACGGCGCCTATTGGGTCAAGGCCAGCGACATGGATCGTTGCCAGTGCATTGCGTTGTCGAGCGTCGCCGGCTGGCCGGCAAGGAAGTTGCAGTCCTACGGAGCGGTTGGGAACATATGACACGAACTCTTGCACTGGCCGACTCGTTCGGCGTGACGATACTGGCTCTCGCCGTCGCTTCCCCCGTCGGCTGTGGCACACACGCCCCGGCTCGGGAGAACCTCCAGCCTTTCGTAGCCGTCTCTGGCTACTATGGCCTGCTCGACGCCGCCGTCGGCCCCACGCCTGCCCCGGAGCCAACGGGCTGCGTCGATGGCTGCAAGTGCAACGGCACCGGCAAGGAGAAGTCGGGAGACGGCTTGGCGATGGTGAACTGCCGCTGCCCAGACGAATGTGCCTGCAAGGCGAAAGGAGCGACGAAGCAATGCCAGAACGGAACCTGCCCGCCGCCGACTCGCAGTATCGTGCGCTAAAGTCGTTCG